TTAATGGTGGACAAGGTTCTATTAGAAATGGTTTAGTTTCAAGTGGAAAACTACGTGGATTTGATATGTACAAGTCAAACAACATTGCTGCAACAACTAATGCTGCTGGTAAATGTATGGCTGGTCATATGTCATCTACTGCAACTGCTAATACTATTCTCTCAACAGAAGTGTTAAGAGACCCAACATCGTTTGGTGACATAGTTAGAGGCTTACATGTCTACGGTGCGAAAGTACTTAGAGATGAAGCTATAGTAAGTGCATTCTACGGTATTGACTAATACCAACTCGGAGGGGTCTTAACGGACCTCTCCACTTTTTTAAAGGAGATAAATATGCCAATGGTAAATGGAAAAAAATACCCATACACAGAACAAGGAAAAAAAGAAGCAGCCAAAGCCAGAAAGAAAAAGTATGGTGGTGGTAGTGCTAAAAAATCCATGAGAATGCCTTATGGACATGGTGGCAAAGCAGAAGCTATGCCTAAAGCTAAACCTTGCTAGAGGAATATAAATGGCTACAACATATTTAGATTTAACAAATGAAGTATTAAGAGAACTTAATGAGATTCCTCTTACGTCTGCAAACTTTACAAATGCTGTAGGGTTACAACAGTTTGTAAAAGATGCAGTAAATAAATCTATATTTGATATAGCTAATGCTGAACCTCAGCTTCCATTTTTTAGTGCAGGACTAAGTGGTAGTACAGACCCTTTTTATGGGAATGTAACAGTCGCTTCAGTTGCTGGACAAAGATGGTATACTTTAAAGTCTGGTAGTTCTAGTATCACTACAGACTATGCATCAGTAGATTGGGATGATTTTTATGTTACAACTATTAATGTAAGTGGAGAATCAGCACCTTATGTTTCTAAAGGACTAACGTTTATGACTTTAGCCGATTGGAAAAGATATTATAGAGATGCTGAAAATGCAGATGATGCAGATTCACAGAACTATGGAGAACCACAATTTGTAATTAAATCTCCAGATAGTAGGAAATTTGGATTAAGTCCAATTCCTGACAAAGTTTATAATGTACATTTTTATGCTTTTGAAAAACCAACAAAGTTAAGTGCACATGGAGACACTATAACTTTACCAGAACAATATAGTAATATTATAACAGCAAGAACTAGATATTATGTGTGGCAGTTTAAAGAAAGCCCACAACAAGCTTCGTTTGCATTAGACGAATATAAAAAAGAATTAAAACAGATGAAATCTAATCTTATGAATCCAACACCTAAGTATATGACAGACGATAGGAGATATTTCTAGATGGCAGGTTCGCAACCATATACCGTTGCATGTGCTGGTGGTTTAATTAAGTCTTCCAACTCAATAGACTTACTTAAGACTCCCGGTTCAGCTAGAGATTTAAAAAACTTTGAAGTCTCTATAGAAGGTGGATATAGAAGAATTAATGGTTACACTAAATACAAAGTAGGAGATGTAACCCCTACACAACCGACAGGAGCTTCTACAACTATTCTAGGAGTTTTCCCATACGCAGATGGTGTTATATGTTGTGCAGGTACAGCTATTTATTTTAGTGTTGATGGAGCTACTTGGATAGATATAGGAAGAGCTTCTGTATCTGGTAGTGGAGATAACTATAGTACCTTTACAGGTAGAAGTACTCTTACTAGAACAGGACAAGGACAAGCAAGTTTTGTAATCTTTGAAGGAGCTACTTACGACTACGGTGAAGTTATTATCTCAGATGGAGCTAATAAGCCTTACAGTTTTAGAATGGAAGGTACTGGAAGTTTAACATCAAGAACATTTTTTAGTTCAGAAGTTACTGTTACAGGTACAAAAGGTGTTAAGTTTTTAACAGTAAATGACCATCATTTAATAGCTGCAGGAGTAGAAGATAACTTAGATAGTGTTTACTATAGTGTGTACAATAACCCTGATAGCTTTAGTGGTACTGGGGCAGGTGCAATAACTATATCAGACCAAATCGTAGGTATTAAAAGTTTCCGTGATGAGTTATTTATATTTTGTAAAAACAGTATACATAAACTTATAAATATAAACAACAGCTCAACCATAGCTGTAGTACCTGTAGCCGAAAACGTAGGTTGTTTAAGTGGTTATAGCATTCAAGAGATTGGTGGTGACTTAATATTCTTAGCACCAGATGGACTAAGAACAGTTGCTGGTACTGCAAGAATTGGTGACGTTGAATTAGGAACTGTTAGTAAAGCTATACAACCTTTAGTAACAGACATAGCTACACAGATTGACACGTTTATTATAAGTAGCATGGTTATTAGAGAAAAATCTCAGTACAGATTATTTTATACAAATACAAGTTTTTCTAATAATGTACAACGTGGAATTATAGGAACATTAAGACCAGACGGATTCCAATGGTCAGAAACAAGAGGAATAGAGTCAACAGCTTGTAACTCAGGATTTGATAACAATACAATAGAAAGATATTATCACGGAGATACAGATGGCTATGTACACACACATGACTCAGGATTTACTTTTGATGGTACAAAAGTTTTAGCAAGATACGAAACACCTGACTATGATTATGGTGACTTAGGAACTTTAAAAACTTTACATTACTTAAAAGTATCTTGTGGTACAGAAGGACAAGTAGAGCCTGATGTACAAGTTAGATTTAATTATGGTGATACGAATACAGCACAACCTCCTACACTATTTGATTTAGGAGTTATTAATCCACCATCTAAATTTGGTGATGCTGTATTTAACTTAAACACCTTTGGTGGTGGTGAGAACCCACTTATAAGAGTACCACTATTAGGTAGTGGACACAGTAACAATTTTACATTTATTAGTGAGGACACCAAAGCCCCTTACACAATTAATGGTTTATACGTAGACTATATACCTTCAGGCAGGAGATAACAAATGGCAATAACAAAAGTTTCAAGAGGATTATTAAGTACAGGTATTGTAGATAACAGTAATGCAACTGCTATTACTATTGATTCTAGTGAAGATGTAACACTTGCAAATAATTTGCTACTAGCAGATGGAAAACATATTTTATTAGGTCCAGATAGTGGGGATGCTTTTAATACTGAATCACCTATAAGAATACAAGATTCTACAAATGCTTATATTAACATTAAAGCAGGTACTGGTCATTCAGGAGGTTTGTTAATTGGAGATACAGACGATGATTTTATGGGAGGATTATTATATAATAATAATACTAATGCTTTAACATTATATTCAAATAATGGTACAAGAGCAACAATAGATTCAAGTGGTAATTTTCAAATTTCAGATGGAAATTTAATAGTAGCTAATGGACACGGTATAGATTTTAGTGCTACTTCAGATGCAGGTGGAATGTCTTCAGAACTACTTGACGATTACGAAGAAGGTACTTTTACTCCTGTATATGATAACGTGGCACAACCTACTTATCAAACTCAAAGTGGTAAATATATAAAAATTGGAAAAATTGTACACGTTACAGGAACAATAATTTGTACTGGACTTGATACATCTGATGGTTCAGCAATCATTATAACAGGATTTCCTTTTAATGTTGATATTACAAACGAAGCTATGAACTTTAATTTAGGAAGAATAACAAGTCAACTTAATGGAGAAGAAGTAGATTTAAGAAATGTGAGAGCTGTATCAACTGGTGCAATGTTACTTAGGTCAAGTAATAGTAGTCTTGCTTACAATAGTGGAATTAATGCTGATGGAACATTACAATTTGCTGCTACATATCATTCAGCATAATAATGGCAACAACAAAACAGATTTTAACGAACACGAAAGTGTAAACCGAGTACGAAAGTACTCACATTTATAAACCTTATATCTAGTGGATTCTAGATACAGACCGGAGAAAATAAAATGGCAATAACAAAAGAAATAGTAGAAGATAAGATTGAAGTTGTAGGAGACTACAAATCAATCCAAATTCGTGAAGCAACTGTTATCAAAGAAGATGATGTAGAGCTTACAAGGTCTTTCCATAGGAAAGTACTTGATTGCGTATCATCTGTAAAAAATGCTGATGACTCTTGGACACACACAGATACAGACGTATCTAGTGAGTCTACAGAAGTGCAAGGCATTTGTACAGCAGTATGGACTACTACAGTTAAGAACGCTAAGAAAGCTGCTAACGAAGCTTCAGGCGTATAAATTAAAACGGAGAAATAGATTATGGCATTAACGAAAACCCCTATAGAATTATCTAGTACGCCTAGTATTGTTGATGGTGGCAACGCTACTGCCATAACTATTGATAGTTCTGAAAATGTAAGTCTTGCAAACAATCTTGCATTTATTGCAGCAGATGGGGTGGAACTTTCAGCTAAAGAAAGCTTCCAAGTAACTATTGACTCTGACGATAATCAATCTAGCCGAGTTTTTGCAGTTAGAAGTGGAGCAAGTGGCTCTTACGAAAGTTTAATAAGTCTTAGTGAGGCAAGTGGTGCTGTATTTAATGAAGATGGATTAGCAGCACTAGACTTCAGAGTTGAATCAGATAACGAAGCTAATATGTTTGTGGTTAATGGTGGTACTGACCAAGTAATTATTACTAATAGTGTACAAGATAATGCTTCACCTAATTATAAAGATTCATTAGTCCTTCACAATTCGGTAGATGGTGGAAGTAGAATATTATTTAGTAATGCAGTAGCTTCAGAATTAGCTTCTATTCAAGGTGGCATTTCAGGTGTAGGTTCAGGAACAGATGATGGTACATTAATATTTAGAACAGCTTTAAATGCTACTGCTTCTGAAAAAATGAGAATAACAAATAGTGCAGTAATTATTAACGAAGATAGCAACGACATAGACTTCAGAGTTGAATCAAACAACTTAACTTATGCTTTTGTAGTAGACGGTGAAGCTGGAAAAACAGCTGTTGGAGGTAATGTAACAGGTGCAAGACTTTCTGTTTTTGAAGGAGGTAACAGTACAATTACTGCTTATTTACAAAATGGTAGTTCGTCAATTAACAATTCATCTGCTTCTATACTCTACTTACAAACTACAGTAGATTCCGCTATACAAGACGGCTATAAACTAGTGCAGTTTGCAGACTCTGATACTGTACTTGGCTCTATATCTACAGCCTCTAGTTCTTCCAATGTTTCTTACAACACTTCTTCAGATGAACGATTAAAAGAAAACATTGAGATAATATCAAATGCTGCAGATAAAGTAAGTCGCATCAAAGGTGTCACATTCACACGCAAAGGTGGTGATGAGTC